CGCGCGACGGCAACGTGAATGTGGTGCTGGAAAAGAGGTCAGCGTGAGTGTTTCTGTAGAAACGGTGCAAGCACAGCTTGCCAGGGCCAAGCTGAGCGATTTCCGCGACAAATACGCTGGGAGCCCTGCGGCCGTGCTGGGCGGCGGGCCCAGCCTGCCCGCGGATATGTCCCATCTGCCGCTGGGATGCGTTCTGATCGCGGTGAATTATCACGCTGAGCAGCTGTGCCAGCCTGATTTTATGGTGTACAACGACCAGCCAGAGAGCGACCCGCGGCTTCTGGTGGGCGTGTGCCAGACGAAAGCGGTGCGGGTGAGCCCGGATCCGTCGAGCGATGTGGTCTTTGATGTGCCTGTGTGGACCGGGCACTACTCCTCGAACACGGCGACCTGGTTTGCGCTGTGGCTGGGCTGCGATCCGGTGATCCTGTGTGGACACGATTTATACCAGGGCGAGCGGGTGTACTTCCATGATTACGAGCATGACTGCCCAGCCTTTCACTACCCGCTCGAGAATCATCTGCGGCCGTGGATCGAAGAGGGGCGGAACCTGCTGCCGCACGTGGAGCGGGTGCGTGCGATGAGCGGGCCACTGGGGCAAGTGTTTGGATACTACCAGGAGGGCGGACGATGAAAATCGCGCGTTTTCTGGACGATATTCTGCTGGTGGCTGGCTGCACGTGCGTGCTGGTAGGAGTCTCGATGTGGAGCATCCCGGCCGCGTGGATCACGGGCGGCGTTATGTTGATTGGCTTCGGCGTAATGGTCGGAGTGATAAGGAGTCGCAAATGATATTGAGCAGTTTATTGGGCAGCAGCCCAGCGATCCAGGAGGACCGCCAGGCCAGCCCGACGCCAGATTACGCTCCGTCGTTTGGCTACCGGACCGAAGCTGGCGAGCGGGTGACGCCAGACCGGGCACGATCGATCGCCACGGCTTACCGGGCAGCCAACATCATTGGTGATGATGTGGCCAAGATGCCATTTCAACAGATGCGGCGGAACGGACGAAGCGTTGAGCAGGTGCAGGCCGACCCGGTGACGCGGAACATGGCTTACCTGCTGCAGGTGAGCCCCAACCTGTGGGGATGGACGCCTTTCCAGTTCAAGAAAGCGTCGATGGATTGGCTGATCTGGTATGGGAATAATTACATCTGGTCGCCTCCGGTGGGCCCGCGGCAGCTGTTTATCTTACCGGCCAACCGTACTTATCCAGTGTTTGATCTGGACGGTGGGCTGTGGTACCGGCACACGTTCAGCAACGGGAAACCATATTATCTACCGGCTGTGGAGATCCTGCACCAGATGATCAACCCAGATGATACCGGGTGCATGGGGCGCGGTGTGATCTCATTTGCACGTGAAGCATTTGGACGGCAACTGGGCGCCTACAAGGCAGAATCGAAACTCTACAAGCAGGGCATGCTGCCCGCGGCATACATGCAGTACAGCGGGGAGTTGAATAGAGACGCGCGCGTAGCGGTACGAGATGCCTACGAGGAGGCGATGGGCGGAACTGAGAATGCTTACCGTCTGGCGGTGTTGGATGCGAAAGTGACTAAGTTTGAGCCGATCAACATCCAGCTCAAAGATGCGCAGTTCCTCGAGAGCATCAACGCTACGGATACAGACATCGCCAATTTCTTCGGGCTGCCCGAGCACATGCTGAACCGCGGAAAGCAGAGTTACAACAGCAACGAGCAGGCCTATATCGAGTACCTGCAGGGTACGCTGGACGCTTACCTGGTGCCCTGGGAAGAAGCGGCGCGGATCCGCTGGCTGAGCACTGCTGAGCAGATGGATGGTTATTTCCGGTTCGTGCGTGAGAGCCTGCTGCGCATGGACAGCAAGGCTCGCGCGGAGAAAAACGAGATCCAGATCCGGAGCGGGCAACTGTCGCCAAACGAGGCACGCGAGAAGGACGATATGAGCGCTTACGATGGCGGAGACAAGTATTACATGGCGAGCAATATCATGCCGATTGGAGGGACGAATGACACAAACGCATAACCCGATCCGGTGTTTCGAGGGGAATGCAAAGCCTCACGAGGCGTTCTGGATCCTCCGTGATGCAACCGAAGTCAGTGAACCAGAGATTGAGCTGTATGGATACATCTCCGAGTATTCCTGGTTTGAGGATGAGATCACGCCGAAGATGTTCAAAGACGATCTTTATCGGGTGGGCGGAAACGGTCCAGTTACGATCCGATTGAACAGCTACGGTGGGGACGTGATCGCGGCCAGCCTGATAAACGGGATCATCCGCGATTACCCGGGCAAGGTGACGGTGCAGATCGACGGCGTGGCGGCCAGCGCAGCGACGGTGGTGGCGATCGCCGGTGATGAGGTGCGGATCCAGGAGACCGGGTATTTCATGGTTCACGATCCTTCTTACGTGTTCTTCCTGGCGCAGCTGAACATCGAAAAGATGACGCGGATGGCTGACAGCCTAAAAGCCGTCAAAGAGGGGATTGTCAACGCTTACGAAACCAAGACCGGGCTGAGCCGGGCGAGGCTTTCTAAGTTAATGAGCGACGAGACCTGGATGGATGCAAACAAGGCGCTCGATCTGGGGTTTGTCGACCAGGTGATCAGATCTGAGAGCAAAAAGAAGCTCGAGATCCCACAGAATGCAGCGGTGGTGAACGCGCTGCTCAATTTTGAGAATGTACCGCCTGCCGTGATGCAGGCGCTGCAGAGTGTCGAAGAGCCGGAAGTGGTGGAGTCCAGCGCTCCAGCTGATACCGGTGATGAAGAGGAGGAGCTTCGGGAGAAGCGAGAACTCCGTGAACGCGAGGCGCAGGAACTGCGCGACCGTGTTGGTTTGATCCTACGAAAGGAACCAAAGCATGATTGATCTGAAACCCTTTTACGACCGCGTTGTCGCGGCTGATGGAGAGGTGCAGCGCGTGGCAAGTGATATTGCGCAGCTAATCTCCGAGGGAACGGAAGAGAGCCAGGTCAAAGCGCTTGCTCTGCGCCCCGCGCTGGACGAAGCACAGAACAAGCTGCAAGAGGCCAATTCTCTCTATGAGTCGATGCAGCTGGCCAGCCGGCCGAATGACATCGCAAAGAATTTCGTTCCGGTCTCGAACACCGAGGCCGACCCGGAAGGCCCCAGCCAGCCGGCCGTTATCAAACGCGCAGACTATGAGCGCATGCCGCTCGTGGACCGCGCGCTGTATATCAAGTCCGGCGGAACGCTGGAAGACTAAGCTGAAGGACAGGGAGGTCCTTTTCTATGGCTAACACTTTGACTGGGTTAGTTCCAACCATTTATAAAGCGATGGACGTTGTCCTGCGCGAGCTGACCGGATTTATTCCTGCAGTAATGTGGGATGCAAGCGGCGAGCAAGCCGCGAAGGATCAGACGATCAGCTGGCCGGTTACCCCAGCGGCAACCGCTGGAAACGTTACTCCGGCCACTACTGGCCCAACCCCGACCGCTCAAACCATCAGCCCAGGAACCATGTCGATCAGCAAGTCTCGCTCGGTTCCGTTTGGGTGGAATGGCGAGGAGCAGAAGAGCCTGGGCGGTATGTATAACCAGATCCTGATCAACCAGTTCACGCAGGCGATGCGAACGCTGGTCAACGAGGTCGAGACTGACCTGGCTGCGCTGTATAAGTATGCCAGCCGGGCCTATGGCACAGCCGGAACTGCTCCTTTTGCCTCTGATTTTAGCGATCCGGCCCAGGTGCGCAAGATCCTGGCGGACAACGGCGCGCCGATGAGCGACCTGCAGATGGTGATCAACACCACCGCTGGGGCAAAGCTGCGCACACTGGCGGCTCTCAATTCGGCTGCCGATGCTGGCACTGACGATCTGGCGCGGCGCGGCGTTCTTCTGCCGCTGCACGGGTTTGCGATCCGTGAAAGTGCGCAGGTGGCCAGCCACACCAAAGGCACCGGGGCGAGCTATGCGGTCGATCTGACCGCTGGCTATGCCATCGGATCGACCACGATCCACGTGGATACTGGCACCGGCACGATGGTAGCGGGCGATATCCTGACCAACACCAAGACCGCGCGCGACTCCAACAAGTATGTGGTGGCCACTGGGCACAGCGGCGACGCTGACCAGGATGTGGTGCTGCAGAACCCCGGCATTCGCGTGGCGTGGGTGAACAACGATCCGGTCGCGGTAGGAAACAGTTACACCGCGAACCTGGCGTTCGGTCGCGAAGCAATCGCGTTGATGACCCGCGTGCCGT